CTATATATAGCTACATATAGATCAATATCGTTGAATCATTCCATATCCTGTGCCTTTATAATATCTAATGAAGGCTTTCTTTAAAAATATTGATTTTGGTGATTGTTTAATAATTTTAGGTCTTATCCTGATTGGATACGGCCTTTTTTTATTGAAAAATCCAGGTATTTTAGCTGTGACAATCGGCGTTATCGCCTTTAATTTTGGTATTTTGCGGTCAATCCTGGGGAAAAAACCAATGAAGAGATAATAAATGGGAATTTTCAGTAAAATCTTAAGGAGCGGCGTTGTCGGCACTGGTTCTCTGCCTGTGTATGATGATTTCTGGTATGGTGTGGCCGGGAAACCCTCAATAGCCGGGGTCCAGGTCAATGAAGAATCAGCCCTTAAATATCTGACTGTTTTCGCATGTGTCTCTCTTATTTCCGGTGATATTGCCCGGTTGCCGCTGATCCTTTACAAACGAGCGAAAGACGGAAGCAAAGAGCGAGTTTTAAACCATCCTTTATCTGACATCCTCCACAATGCGCCCAATCCAAGTACCACCAGTTTTAATTATCGGGAAGCCGCTCAAAATCATCTTTTATTGTGGGGCAACACCTATTCTAAAATTAAAAAAACCGGCATAGGCCGTCAAATAGTATCCCTTGAGCAGATCCCAACACCTGGAACCGTGCAAATAAAATCAGATCGCCGGGGGATCTATTACGAATGGTCGGACGGAAAAGGAAAACACCGGGCGGCCAAAAAAGATATTTTTCATATTCCCGGTTTTGGGTTTAACGGCCTGGCGGGCATGTCATTGATCGGTCTTGCACGTGAAGCCATTGGCCTTGGTATGGCCACGGAGCAATTTGGGTCAATGTATTTCGGAAAAGGCACTCACCCTGCCGGCATCTATGAAATGGATGGATATCTTGGGGACAATAAAACAGAATTTTTAAAAACGCTGAAAACCGGTATTGCAGGTCTTGGGAATTCTCACCAGATTATGGTTGCGGAAGGCGGGGCAAAATATAAACCGCTCACAATCCCTTTAAACGATGCTCAATTCCTGGAAACCAGAAAATTTCAGAAACTGGAACTATGCGGAATGTTCCATGTGCCGCCGCATAAAATTGCCATCCATGATCAAAATTCAAATCATAATAATCTTGAACAGGAAAACAGCGGGTATGTTGATTCATGCCTCATGCACTGGATTGTAAGATGGGAGCAAAATATTTCCCTCCAATTATTGACCCGGGAAGAACGGATGCAAGGTTATTTTGCCGAATTTCTTGTTGACGGTCTTTTGAGGGGTGATTCTCAGGCCCGGGGGGAATTTTATAATAAAATGTTTCAGGTTGGGGCGCTTAGTCCTAATAAGATTCTTGCCAAAGAAAATATGAACCCGATTGATGGCGGTGATCAGCATTTTGTTCAATTAAATATGGTCCCTCTAAACATGGCCGGGGAAATTGTCAAAGATAACAACCAGCCGAAAAAAGAGGATAAGGCTTCCAGGGAATATCGATCGAAAAATTCAATCATTACCCGGGACCGGATATCAAAACAATATTATCCCCTCTTCCACAGAGCAGCACAAGACATCGTAAATAAAGAAGGGCTTGCGGTCAAAGGCCAGATCAATAAACAGCGAAAACTCAGAACCGATGGGAATATGCAGAAATGGCTTGATGATTTTTACCGGAAAATGCCCAAAGAGATTAAATCAAAAATCGGGCCGGTGATCCGGAGTTTTTCAGAAGCGATTCAAGCAGCTGCAGCAGATGAAATGGGAACGGATGTTGAAATTTCCAAAGACCTTGAACGGTTTATTGATGATTACACGACCAGATACGCAGAAAGACACACTGAAAGCTCATTGGGTCAATTAACGGCCTTACTCGAACAGGATTTAACCGCCCTGGAAGAAAGGGTGGACGAATGGGCGAAAACCAGAGCGGATAAAATTGCAGTAAATGAAACGGTCAGGGCATCAAGTGCAATTTATCAAGCCGTTGCATTCAGTGTTGGCTTTTCAACAGTTCTTAGAAACCGGGGGCCTAAAACTTGCCCATATTGCCGATCATTAGCAGGGAAAAAAGTTCGTGCCGGCGGTGGTCCTCTTGTGAGTGATGGGGAAGAATTACCAGGGAAAAATTCAACTGATCCACCGATGAAAATACGAGGTGACAAATTTCACACACCCATCCATCAAGGGTGCGATTGTTATATGTCGATAGGATGAAAATGATTTTAGAACAAAAAAGAAAATGTAAAAAATGCGGAGAGATAAAAAGCCTATCCTTATTTGTCAATGCCAGGATGTGCAAGTTCGGCCCTTATGGGCTTTGGACAATATTTCAAAGGGCGCAAGAATAAACAAACCCTTTCAATCATCTTTATTAATGTGAGGTAAAAATGTCAAAAAAATCAGACATAGAAAGAAGGGTTTTTAAAATCGAAGTAAGAGACACGGAGGATGGTAAAAGGGTCCTTGCTGGTACTCCAATTGTTTACAATAAAAGATCCGAGGATATGGGTTTTTTTGAATACATCGCAAAGGGTGCGGCCAAAGATGCAATAAAAAGGTCAGATCCAAGACTCTTGTATGGCCATAACAGTGATGTTTTATTGCCAATAGCCAGGAAAAAATCAGGAACATTAAGAGAAATCGAAGATAAAAACGGTGTTCACATCGAGGCGGATCCGCCAAAGCAAAATCAATTTGTAACAGCCCTTATGGAATCAATAGAACGTGGCGATGTTGGTGAAATGTCATTTGGCTTTACTGTGCTTGATGATGAATGGGAGGGGCTTGATACTGATACGCCGAAAAGAACCATAACCAAAATCGGTGAAATATTCGATTATTCATATGTTGCTTTCGCTGCATACAATGATACCACAGTGGCCCTTCGGTCACTTGACGGTATAAAAAAAGACGGCGCAACCGCCGCAGAAGCCGCCGCAACCGGCGCAATGGATGAAAAAAAGAATTTGGAAATTGACATTCTAATCGCAGAACGAACCCAGGGAGGGTTAAAAAGATGAATGAACTTGAAAGACTTCAAAAATTGTTCCGGGAAGCTCTGGCAAAGCTGAAAATTATCAGAGCATTAAAGCCGGAAGATTTGACAGATGAAAAAAGAACCGAAAGAGAATCCCTTTTGGCTGAAATCGACACTCTTACCACTGATATCGATGCCGAAAAAAGAGCCATGGAAATCGATGCGCTGGACAACCCGAACAATGACCTTGATTTTGGTACAATCATCGTTGATGACCAGCCGGTATACAGAGGCACTCAGGCCGCAGCCTTTGGTCAACAGATGGTTGATGTTGCCATGGTGACAGATCCAAACCTGAGAAATTCAGCAAATTCAAAAGATTCATTGTCCAGGCTTGAAAAAAATACAAAAAGAGCTTTGACTATGATCGAAAAAAGCCAGGGACAGCCGGTTAGTCAGGATTTCATTGACAGGTCCATGAAACCGATCTTTTCTCCTGAGTCAAGAGCAGCCGGAACAGGTCAGATCCAGGGAATAGGATCAGAAGGTGGTTTTTTGCTTCAATCTGAATCATCCATTGACCTTATGACAAATGGGTTTAATAATTCAGAGGTTTTGAAAAGATGTCAGAAAAGAACAATTACCGGATCTGAAAGCCTTGAAATAGTTGGCCTTGACGAAACAAACCGGGCAGATGGATCAAGAGGCGGCGGCGTTCGTGTCTACACTGATTCTGAACTCGGACAAATCACTTCCAGCTCAACAAAATTCAACAAAATCAAACTTGCTCCTGAAAAATTGACCGGGATGTATTACGCATCAAATAAAATTTTGATGAATGCTACTTTCTTGGGCCAGGAAATGAATCAGCTTTTTACTGAAGAATTTGCTTTCAAAACTCAGGATCTGGTAATGGAAGGGACCGGCGCAGGCCAGGCACTTGGTATAAAAAATTGTGATGCTAAAATAAGTGTTGCAAAAGAAAGCGGACAGGCAGCCGAAACAATCCTTTCTGAAAATATCCTCAATATGGTAATGAGGTTTTATCAAAGAGGCGGTTCTGGCAGTGTTGTTTGGCTTGGAAACCGGAATATTTACAAAACATTGCGTGAAATGACATACGCAATAGGAACAGCCGGCGAACTTGCAAGAATGTTTCTACCTCCTGGTGTTGGCGGGACAAATGGATCAATGGAAGGCATCCCGGTTGTATTCATTGAACAGGCCGAATCCCTTGGAACCGCTGGCGATTTATGGCTATGTGATTTTTCACAATATCTTTGTGTTGATTACGGAAATATAAACGAAGCATCTTCAATTCATTTTAAATTTGATTATGACCAGACTACTTATCGCTTTGTTTATTCCTTTGACGGACAACCACGATTGACAGCGCCTATCACTCCATTTAAGGGAACGTCAAGCACTGTCAGTCCATTTGTAAATATTGCAGTAAGAGCATAATTTTTTAAAGTAAGGAGAATATAAAAATGAGTAACTTAACTTTACCCGAAGCCTTTAAGATCATCCAGGGCCATGAACCAGCAGTCGGGAGTGCCTTGCTGAATACGTCCGATATTATTTCATGCAAGAATTTTAAAAAGGTGTGGGCTGTTCTTAGCATGACTTATGTTGACGATGTTGATTTGGTTGTAACATGGAACGAAAGCACGGACGTAGCCGGGACCGGAACCACTGCAATAGCTGAAACCTGCCCGATTTGGTATAATATCGACACAGCCACTGCTGACCTGCTTACCAGGGCCACTGATGCTGTTACCTTCACGATTGACACAGGTGCGACTAAAAACCAGTTATGGATTATGGAATGGGACCCTGCAAAATTCAGTGCAGGATTCGATTGTTTCCAAATCAGAATGTCAGGTGCGGGCGCAAGCATTGTTGATGTTTTGTACCTCGGTGAACCACGATATCAATCTGATGTGAATGTGGCAGCTATCACAGATTAATCTTTAATTGGGCAGCTTAAAAA